CTTTCAGGACCCATCCTTTCAGGACCCATCTTTCCTTCCGTTGTTTCCGCTCGCATACTTTGTTCACCACGAATACCTGTCATCAAGTCACGGCGGTCTTGTCCTTCGGCGGTACTGAGCATAGTGGCTTCGTCTTCAGTGACTCGTAGCCCATCCCAGTCCCAGGTAGGGTTTTTTATTTGTCCGAGTAACAATGCTCCATAAGTGAACAGCACTTCGTTATCTATCCAGGCTTCGCGGTAGGTAATGACTGGGTTTTGGAGGAACGCTTCGACTTCGCCGTTATCACTGGTAAAACCACTCTTTTGTAGTAGTTCCTCCTTTTTAGCGGGGAAACGAGCTATCACTGACATCAGGTTGTCGGACACTTCCTCAATCACAAAGCTGGTTTCAACTTCTTTGGTACTTTGAGGGGATACTCGAATATTGCGGGGGTCAATGGAGCGTACGTCAAAGTCGTTGGTTACTGAGTTCCAAAAAGGCTTCAGCACAATTAAGCGAGAGAAGTAGAGGTTACGGAACCCTTTACGGATTTGTTCCTTGACGTTGATGTCATCGTACTTTTTAGCGAAGTATTTTTGTAGGGTAGCTGACAACTGCTTGGCCCCATCAGTGTCTTGGGTGGGAATAAAGTTAGGCTTTGGAGGGTTAGCAATAAGGGCGTTGATTACACTTTCCATGTTACGAAACACCCGGTTAGCCCGCACTTTACTCTTACGCTGAATAGCGATGGAACTACTGATGTAGTCAGGATTATTCTTGTAGATTTTTAAGTTGGCGGTGGTGGTAGCTTTGACGATTTCCCAGATGGTGTCAGCCGACGACCAGCGCTGGTTTACTAACCGTACTTTGTCAGCCTCAGAAAGTGAATTAATATCCATATGTTTACGTTATTATCATAACACAGAGGTTGTGTCACTATCATCATTGTTTATAAGTCCGGTGTCGCCGAGCATACCACCAAAAGAAACGAAGCGGTTGCTGTTGTCGATGGCGGGGTCAATGGTTTCATTCCCCAGGGTAAAGACTTCACCCGAACCACCTGTCTCTACGGCTAAATACCAGTAGAGGGTAGCTAAGGCAAAGTGGTCAACGTCAGTGGTACTCACCCACTCATAGAACTCCACTCCCCGAGAGTTAACACTCTTCACGCGCCTCATAGTCAGCCAGTGGTCAACATACTCTTTCATTAACCTGTCAGACGGCAAGGCAAACAGACATTTAGCCTGGATGATGTAGTCAATGAGCTGGTCGAGGATTCGATTACGGTGCGAGTAAACAATCCCTCTCTTTTCATTCTCTCCCCACCACACGAGCGTCTGCGGGTTAGAGGTATTCTCCTGGAAAAAGGACATATAGGTATTCTGGTGGGTTTCCACGTAATAGCGGGACATGGTGGTGTCTGGCATAGCGTCAATCACCATAATCGGCTTGTAGTGGGCAATTAAATCATCTAAATCAGACCATTTAGAGAATTTACCGACCTTGATGATGCCTTTCTCTGAACCCAGCACCCAGTGTTTGATATTTCCAACGTCCACTCCAAGATACCACTTACCAGTTTCCAAATTCTTAGGCGTCCAGTTGTCTAGGATGAAGCCCCGAGTAATGGACAGGTCCCCGGGATTGTACGGTTCACCAAGAATAAAGTTGTAGAAATACTCTTGGTCGCCATCAGCGTCTTTTAATATTTCCTCAGCTGAAATCCAGGGAGCCATGAGGTGAGAAGTGTGGTAGCCAGAGATGTCACTCTCCCTCGTTTTCTGCCAGTGACCAGTGCGACGCTGTTCCCGGGTCAATTCCACCTTACACTCCGAACATTGATACTCTTTTCGCTCCCGACAAACACTCTCCGGCCACGCCAGCATCTGCGTATGTTTGTTGTCACAGGTAACAAACCACTCTTTCTTGTCAGAGAGATGCCACCGCTCATCTAAAACGTCTTTCTCAGTAGTCGGGTTAGAAAACTGCCACTTACCCTTAAAAGCAGAAGCTTTGGTCCGGGATTCGTACTGCTTAATCTTACTCTGGTCAGAGCGAGAAATCTCATCGTGAATCACCAAGTCAGCGGTAGAGGAAATCGCCGCCGTCTTAGAGATGGTTCCTTGAAAAAACAGGTTACGATTACCAATTTGCTTCAAATACACCGAATCACTACTCATCCCCACCAAAACGTCACGATTTTCTATAATAATCGGGTTAGTTTTAGTCTTAACGAAGTCCTGGACGTCAGTTTCAGAGGGCATGGTGTAGATAATGTTCCAACCAAACTTCGAAAGGGCAAATAAAGATTTAATATTAAAAATAACCGAACCCCCCACCTGAGAACACTTCTTCCACACAATCTCCTTGCTCCAATCAGATAAAATATCAAGCAAAAAGAGACGGTCCGTAAAATCAAGAGGCTCACCTTTCTCGGTTTTAATGCCATTAGACACGACCCAGTACAAGATAGAAGCATCCTCTGCCCTGATATTCTCATCTATACCATCGAAAGAGTCATTTGTCAAGGAATCGTCAGGAGAAATAATAATTTTTTGGGATTCACTAGGCAAAAGGGCATCGTCAAAATGGTCCGTGATTGGGGTGGGGGTAGGTACTTCAACTTTCATAGGGGGGTGGGCCATGGTATAGGGGGGGTCAATCTCTACGTCTCACGGCTCGCACCGGCCAAGGCCAAGGCCTCGCGCTTACTCTCGTGCGCTAACCACTGTTCACGGTATACAGTCCTGAATCTATCATCATGTGGGCTAATCATGTCTAGCTCGTGGGCCTCTCTATCAGCCTGCACTGCCCGGCTACGGGTGTAGTACGGGTCATGTGAGGTGTCAGTCACATATCTATAGTTCTCGTGTCCCTCAGGGCATTTTGACACGTACACGGCACTCGCTGTTTGGCCTTGCCCCTCTACTATAATACGACCTAGAGTGGTGTAGTCCCGGGAGCAGCAATTACACCAAAAAGCTACCACCTGAAAGGGGGGAGCATCTGTAATCTCTCTACGGGGTGCTAGTTGTATCTGCGTCAGTGCCTCCCGGGCCTGCTCCTCTCGGTTCTTGGTTATGCGGTCTTTAAACTGCTCTACCAGCTCGACGACTGCGCCGTTTACGTGTTTCATGATATCAAAGCCTTTACCGCGTCCTGCGTGACTAGGAATAAGCCGGGTTCTATTTCATTGCCCCAGCCTTCGTCAAAGATAACAGTGCTGTCTACTGGGATGGTATCAACACTGGTAGCTAACACTATTCCAGTGCTCGTTGTACTCGATTTTGACGTTTTACTAGTCTTTACTATCTCTATACCAGATACAGATTTAGTCTCAGTCATTATTGCTCGTACTAACACTCTGTTATTAATTGGTCTTATCATATTATTTCAGGTTCCACTTCTTATAAACTTTACTCCACTTACTAGTCTCGGTAACACTCGTTTCATATTCATCCACTGTACCGTCAGAAATAAACTCACAAGGACCTAGTATAGTTTCTTTACTCTCTAGTATCTTATTTCTAGTACGATTAAATAAACTATTAAATAGAGCCATATAATACTAAATTATTTACCATATAGTTGTCGTTTTAAACTCTCTTCAAATACTTTTACAGTAGCCATAATATCAGGATTTATTACTGCGATATTTACAGTATTCCCTTGTGATTTTTCTTTTTCTTTTACTAGTCCTCGTATGATCTCAAGTGATTCAATGGCTTTTTGACTAGTCGGATAATTGACAGTTTGCTTTGCATTTCTCACGTGTAAAGCGGTGATATCTTCATCTGTTATCTGTAAACTTATGAGGTGTTGTATATATGACTGTACAAGTGGTTTCTGCAAGTTCTCTCTAGCTATAGAACTGGCTACGTTTCCGTCAGTTGTATTGTATGTAGCCAGTGCTGATTGTGTGCCGTTCTCAGTCTCTACGTATAACTCGGCGAATCGTTTAGACTTCTTTGTTAGATGTGGAACAGTGCCCCCGCGCCTTGGTTGCTTGCTATTCTTGCCCCGAGGCTTTACTATCTTTGTTTTCTGTTGTGTAATTGTATCAGTCATTACGTGTTGTGTGAGTTCTCCACAGCTTGCTATTGCAATATATAGAATGTTCTATATGATAGAGATTAGTAGAGAGCTTATTAATTAAAAATATGATATGAGTGACGCAATTACTTATAGTGATTATTTAGGAAAGAGAGTCATTTACCGGACTGTCACCCAGCGTTTGCGGGGACTAGTCAGGATGCCAACCCAAGACAGAGATTATCTAGTTGTAACACCGGAAGGGAGCGCCAAAAGTGACGTGATTCACCTATCGGACGTTATTAGTATTATAGCATGAATTGTATGCACAAGTACCAAGAATACAGAGAGGAAATGAAAAACCGGGGCAAGCGTTCCTATAAAAAAGAGATGTTACTCAGGGCCAAAGAATTAGCGATATCAGCCGGGGGAGCGATATGTTTTATTATTGTGCTTTATAGTTGGATGCTGGTATTTCCAGACTAGTCCTCCACTGTTTACGCTTTACAGGTAGAGCGTAAACAGTGGGGAATTAGCCCCACGGTAATATAATCTTAAGAGTATGTTTACACCAAGTACTGAGGGAGCCAAAACCACGTTTGTAGAGCGCGGTATTGTTAAATTGACGGCTGTTATGCGTTCACTGTTTGACGCTCGTACCCAGACATTAATCGAGGCCGGGTATATCACCAACTGCGCCGAGTTCACACCCGAGTTTGATAACGCTATTCGTATTATCTTACTTGAGGCGTACGGCGAGGAATTGGAGGAGATGGCAAATGCCAAACTCAACGCAATGAGTGACACAAAGTAACCCGCTGTTATTAATCAGCATTAAATTAATCACCGTTAACTATATCAAAACATGATAAATGTGTATATCGCTCGAATGGGGTACGACGAAGTAGAGATTGAAATTGCGGAGGGTTCTACCGTGTTGGATGTGTTCCGAAAAGCGGATATGTCACCCGAGGGACGCGAACAAGCGTTTGTTATGGGAGTCCAGGCTACTATGGCCTCAGTTGTGGAGGACGGGGACATTATCAGTATTGTGACCCCAAAGCAAGCGGCCTAAATTAATTTATAAGTACAGGCGGGGACGTTCCCCGCTTGTAACCTGTACGTTTACAGGTTTACCAGATGACTATTTGAATAGTCAGACACTAACCATTAAAAACATGATAACCCACCTTACCCCAAAAACCTTTGTCCAGTTAGACCCCTCGGGGAAACTCGTAGAGAAAGTGATGAATAAGTCATTAGTTAGCCATTTACGTGATATCGAACTATCCAAGAATAACCTTCTTTCATACTCACAAGAATTAGTAAATGCTAAAGAAAGGCAAAAAACCTACCAAGAAAGGATACACACAGTCAGGGCACAACTTAAAGCCCAAGAAAAAGTTACACCCCCGGTATTACCAGCGTCAACCAAGTTAAACCTGGGACGCTTAAAGGCTCATAAAGCCGTTCATCATGTACACGTAGACAGTGGGCAACTAGTTATTTATTTCAACCCCCTGTTTACCGATATTAGAATTAAAGACGGGAGCCGGGAAACTGTCAGACGTTTTCTAGGCTGTTACCGGGTACACGTTGGACCGGACGATAAACATTTTAGAGTCAAGAACTTATCATTCCCGGATGCTCGTAGCCACTGGGGGTGCTCTACTAGTGACGTCCCCTGCTTTGGAAATTGGTCCCAAGTAAGAACACTTATATCCGGAGAGCAAAACATGTATGGATTGGCCGACATATTAGTCTCGTATCTCACCTCTACCGAGGACGGGGGGGCGTACCAGTCTAGCCATAGCTGGGTACAAAACCGGAACGATTGTTTTATTGATTCCAGTAGCCAGCAAGGACTCAAAGGCATGCAGACCGATACACTAGCGATATTTATTGGTGGACCGGATGACGATAACTCGCACGGGGGGCGCGACCTGCGGGGGACTTATTGCTGGGTACAGTCAATAAATAGCAGCGGGAGACAGTCAGTGAGGATAAGGTTCACTTATGACCGTAATACATGGATGTGTACCCCGGGAGCACTTACCCCGGTAGCACCCACCGATCCGATTCTTACCAGTTTACGGGTAGACTTAAACAAACAGTTAGTATGGTTCAATGCTTTTCACTCAGACGTCGAAAACGTACCGGACCCGGGGAAAGCGTTATTGGATTACCTCGACGGATTGACCCAAGATGAGGCAAATACCAACTACCCACTACTAGCGCAAGAAATAACTTAAAAGTAATCTATGATTCTATACATCACACCCCACGCCTGGGACAAATTGCGCGCCTATACCGATAATTGTAACGATGAAATAGGTGGAATGGGTAAACTGCGACTCGAAAACGGCAATTTTTACGTTGAGGATGTGGAAATATACGACCAGGTAGTAACCCCTGGGACGGTAGACTTGACCGCGGAGACTCTAGCCAAGTGGCAAGTGACCAAGATTAAAGCTAAAGAAAGCCTCGCACCGTACACGTTTTTTTGGCACTCACACGCCAACATGACCGTGTTCTTTTCAGCTACCGATAAGACCACAATTAACGGAAGTACAGAATTTCCGTTTTTGGTATCGCTCGTTATTAATCACAAACATGAATTAGTAGCGCGATTGGATATTTTCAAGCCGGTCCACGTGACGGTAGAGCAATTAACTATTAAAGTATTAGACACTGTTAACTCTGATTTAATTACATTATGCCAACAAGAAATAGCCGAAAAAGTGACCCGACCGGTATACACCGCACCGAAACGGTCCACGGGATTCCACACGGACTACCGGGATTATTTACCGGGGGCGAGGCGTCCATTATTGCCGTTGTCCCAGACGTTGCCGGACTTACCCTATCCGGTAAAAAACGAGGAACAGGACGCGGACGAAAAGCAATACGCGAAACTGGAGGAGCGACTCGCGATAGTGATGACGCTACCCAAGAACAAGAAAAACCAAAAAGCGATACAAGCCCTGGAGGGACAGATGTCTCAGATTCTCTACCAGATAGAGGGGTTATAGTACCGACCTACGACCGTCAGACCCGGATTTTTAACCCGGAAACCAGCCAAACGCACGTTGCTATTATTGGACTGGGTAACATTGGTAGTAATACCGGCATATTATTGGCCCGGCTAGGTATTAAAGAGGTTACCCTGTTTGACCATGACACTATCGAGGCCCACAACCTAGCCAGCCAGCACTTTAGTACCAGCGACCACGG